TAACGACCGCTCTGATCTATCTCAATCTTAAAAGCATCTATAGTAGGTAGCTTGTTGTATTTAGCAACAAACTTACCTACCTCAAGAAACAACTGTCTTGTCACACCTGCAAAGTATTCAGGTTTAATAAAGGGTAGCACCTTACGCATAAACGGCTCATCTATCAATAGATGACGTAGTATAAGCTGCTCTAAATTATTGTTCATTATCTTTCATTCCATTCAAGTTCTCAAACATTACGCTCTCTAGTATTTTACCTGCATATCGTTGAAAGTGCAAGTTATCAGTTGTAAGTTCTTCATCTGGACTTGAATGTAAGGTCACATTAAACTTCATCATATCAGATTTATTATCGATAGAGATCTCTCCAAAGGAGAATACTGATTCAATAAACTCTCCTTCTTTGATTCGTATATGCCAATGATCATCATCACCAGGGATTAACTCAAACTCTTTGTTCTGCTCGAACATACCTGGTATACTAACCATCAACACTCTCCACTATGTCATCCATACTTACTAAGGACTTATGTCCTATCTGATATTGCTTCTTTAAGAAATCTTTGAAATCTGATCCATCAAATATTGGATCCCAAAACGATTTTTCGAGCGTAGCATCGTATCTAACTTTACCTCCGATTTCGCCAGTTGATGGGTCAACCACAGCGTACCATCCGTTAGAAGGCTTAACAACATAGCCACCAGCGAGAGCACAATCCAAGAGACCAGAATACTTACGTACCCCACCCTCCCAAGAAACTGTAATAGGTATTTTTGACTTTTCTTTAACATAACGGCTTTTCTCCACATTAATAACAAAATGATATCCTTGAATCTCTGTACCTTTTTTATCTTGCTGACGTCCTAAGATCCAGATATTATCTGCTGAGTAGTAGATACCAGTACCACCACCAACAACATCTTTAGGGAATAGACCAATCTCTTTGTAGGTATGATTAATAGCAAGCATAGGTATTGACTTCATAGTAAGATAAGGAGTACACATACGGAATAGACCTTTAAGAGCCTTTGCACGTGACATATCTGCTACTGACTTCTCATTGATAGCGTCATCTAGTTCTTTCTTAGATGCTAGGTTACCAATAGAGTCAATAACAATGATTACCTTATCAGCACGATCGATATTCTCAAGCTGAGATATCAGATCAAATTTTAGCTCTTCTACGTTAGCAATAGGAGTATGTAAGATACGAGAAGTATCAATACCGAATTGCTCAAAGTATGATTGAGGAGAACCAAACTCTGAATCGTAGAAGAGCATTACGGCATCAGCATTACGTTCAAGATAAGCACCAGCCATTAATAAGGCGAATGATGTCTTAAAATGTTTAGAAGGTCCAGCCAGTACTGTTAAGCCTGGGGTCACTCCACCATCTACTGAGCCTGACAGCGCTACATTCACCATAGGTACATCTGTAGGCGTCATATCCGTTTCTGTAAAGAACTTAGACTCAGACAGGATATCCGTAGTCTTGATCTTCGAGTTCTTTTTTAGTTTGTCCATAATTGACATGTTGTTGTTTCTCTCTCTCATCTAGTTCATATTGTTGTCTATAACTATTGTTTATTATAGCTGCTTCCTTTAATAAGGTCAACTGTTTATTATAGGTTATAAAAGCAGAAACGTCTTTAGGGAAGCATGCTCCACCATATCCTTGTTTCCCATCAAATCCAGGGACCTTGGTATGACTAGGCCCAATCCTATCATCAGCACCAATAGCTTTAATAATTGTTGCGAAGTTTGCATTTGTTTCTCCTATTGCATCGTATAGTTGATTGAAGAATGTTACCTTCATAGCTAAGAACGTATTGATAGTATACTTAACAAACGATGCTTCTTCTCTTGTCATATGATATGAAGGACATGGAGAACATAAGCTATATGTTGTATACAGCTTTTCTACTCTCTTTGTAGCCCATTCATCTCCTCCTAAGATATGAAACGAAGGGTCAACGAACTGTTCGTTAGCAGACTTCTCTGTAAGGAACTCTGGATTGTAAACAACATTCGTCGGCCAGTCTGCAACTATATCAGGTGTAACTGTTGATTTAACTACTACAAGTATGTCTCGTTCTTTTAATTGTTCAATAGTGCTATCAATAATACTACTATCAATAGCACCGCTGTCTCCCATCGGGGTTGGCACACACACAAAAGCACAGTCATATACAGTGTTATCAATATCGTCCAGGTGAGTATCATATTTCGGGTCTATTATTGTCTTTTCTATTTTAGGATGACTAAAACCATAATCTACTGCTTGGCCAACAAAACCGTGGCCAACAATTAATATTTTAGGCATTACTTACTCTCTTCCTCAAATCACTTGTAGAGAATCTATGTTCTCTTTTATTAAAGTATATCTCTATACCTCTCTTAGCACATATAGCTCTACCTGTAAATGTACCGTGTTTATATTCTTCACCTATAATACGAACATCAATCTGAAACGTATTCAGTATATCTTCTAAGTCCTGCTCTGTCTGATAAGGTATAACCTCATCAACATACTTAACTCCAGATAGCTGTATATATCTTTCTACCAAAGTCTGGACTGGTTTATTCTTTTCTTCTCTATCAATAGAAGGATCTACTTGAATAGCGCAAATAAGATAGTCACACTGCGTCTTAGCTTCCCTAAGCATTGCAATGTGACCAGCGTGTAATAAATCAAACGTAGATGCTGTAAAGCCTACTTTCATTTCTTCTTTCTCAATCTACGGAGTTTAGTATACAGACGTTCTTGTTTTTCTAATAACAAGGTTTTTAAGTTTCTACGCTTAGTTCGAGCTGTAGTTGATTTATGTAATCTTTCTGCTGCTTTAGTCATTGTAGTATCTCCTTATACTGTTCCGTTTTTATATGCGTATTCTAATGCGTTATTCGCTTCTACCTCCATAGGTCTATTCTCATACCATTTACCAGTCTCTATATCGAATTGACGACATAGCTCTACTATCTGAGTAGCCGTAATAGGATATCCCTTTTCTATAGCCTTTCCAGCTACAGCAATCATTATACGATACATCTGTCTATACCAACCTGTACCTGATATAGAGATATACTCTACAGCTAGATTCTTAGGCCAGAAAGGACAATCTCTATATGACGTCCATACGAAGTTAGTATTATCTAGTTTACCTTTACGATACTCTATAACTTGCTCTCTAAAAGCAGGAGGTAGTCTATCGAGAAAAGACTGAGCATTTCTATTATCATCATATGGCCACTTGGCAAGAAGGACAGCCAAGTCAATAGGCTCGCCACTATTACGGTAGAAGAAGTTACTAGCACCATCATAGTCCGCTGGTATGTAGTACATCCTAGCAAGGTCTTTAGTCTGTGCATCTCCAATTTCGTTGAGCTCTTGGTTAAGAGCGTACCAGAAGTGACGAAGTTTAGTTGCCACAATCGGTGTGTCAGTATTGAATACAATCCGAAACTTTGGATGATCATCCGTACTTGAAGCAGTACTATACACCACATAATCATATTCACCAAAACGATCACGTAAAACATCTTCTAGGTCTCCTTCAATTACTAGATCATCTACATCTACTGCTGCCCATCCAGACCATTGAATAACATTCTCGTTCTTACGAGTAGTATCAGGCTTGAATATAGCAGGAGTAATTAACTCTGCGTCTTGCTTACCGTTAAGCTTTCTCTTAGATAGTTTATATAGAAACAAAGTAAACTTATCCCATGAGTCAAAGTCCATTCGTCTATGAGTCTTATTATCATATACAAATCTATTCTGAGCGTCCCACCATCTAGGAGACTTAAATATTGTCATACTATACAAAGAAGTCCTCCAACGTAGCTACAGGTTCAACATCCCAGTTAAGAGCATCGAGTAGATGCTTGATAGGGTCAACGAATGCTTTCTCATATTGCTTATTATAGTCTACAAATCGATGTAAGTCAAGCTCTTTAGGTAGATCGTTAGCATAAGCAATAACGTTCTCCTTTATAGAGTTAGGAGTCTTAAGATAGACGAACTTAATCTTCTCACCATTCTGCACTAACTCATACTTCTGATCTAGACCAGCTTGCTTTATATAATGATTATATAACAGAGCACCTCTCACATGAATAGGACAAGCTTTCTTATAGATCGTTTTCTTATCAGCCCAAGTAAAAGGTACACCGTCCTTCTTCTTAGATATATTACATCCTCTAGGAAACGATACAGACTCAGGAGGAAGCTGCTTCCATTCCTTCTTGAAGTCAGCAATAAACCTTTGAGTAGCAGTCTCACCTTCGTCAATAATAACCTTAAATATCTTCTTAAACTTGTCACGACAGACCTGAGGAGTAGAAGAACGTACAGCATCTACGCCCATCATCTTCATCTTAGGTTCAGCATACTGCACACCTTCGTTATTATGAACGTTTAAGATATATCGCTTCTTAGCAATCCACACACCTCGGTTAGCAATAACCTCACGAGACATCTCCATGCGATTTTCCATAACGTCTAGCTTCTTAGCCAGTACAGCATATGACTTCTCTAGTACACCTTCGAAATGCTCACGACATATCTTATCTAAG